AACATACCAAGAAGTTTGCGCCACCACGTAGAGTCAATTGGTGAATCTTGTTAGAGACCTTTTGGATCTTGTTACCAAGAGTTTGGAACCAAGTGCTCTTTACGTAAGCGGTGCGGTTTGGTGAAGCGTTAACAACACGGGTGAACGAAGCCACATCGGTGGTGTTGTTTACAGTCTTGGTGAACTCAGTTCCGATTTGGGCAGACCAAGCTTCGGTAGTTACACCAGTGACAGACTCGTTCAACATGTCGAGGATTTCGAGGTCGATTTCCATCGAAACATACTCACTCAAGAGAGCAGTAAGTTCTGCTTCTGCATCAATAGAGTGATATGCGTTCAAGTCTTGAGCCAATTCTGGGGTCCAGACAGCCTTCAACTTACGGGTCTTAGCAACGATTGGTTCGCTCTTAAGTTCCAAGTTGACTTCTGGGATCTTGATGTCAGTGCCGATAGATTGGGTATAGACGTTGTTAGCAACACCAGAACCTTCACCAGCGGTCTTACCGTCTTCGAAGTCACCACGGAGGTTGTCCGAAGGTTGAACTGTGTAGTTCAAACGTGCGGTAGTAGTAGGAGCAGCTGCACCAGCAGATTGACTTACGAACAAGTTAATTTGATAGTATGGGTTTGCCAAGCTACCAGTGTTAACTGCGGTTGCGTAAGTGTTCAATACAGTGTAAGCTACACCAGAACTCTTTTGGACACCGAAAGAACGAACTGCGTTCAAGTCAACGTTCCAGAGGTTACCGGAACCTGGCTTTGCTTCGGTGTTGTCGTCGAGGTTAAAGGTAATCTTGTAGACACCTGGAACTTCGTTAGAACCGTTAACGGAAGCACTGAAAGCAGAATCGAATTGTAGATCGTTCCAGCTTGCGGTAGCTACGAGAACAGTTGCGTTTGAGCTAGAGACGGTGCGCTCAGAATAAGCATAGCGTCCTTGGCCATAGAGACCATTTACAGCAGCATCAGTAGAACCGAGCTTCTTTTGGTTACCACCGAACAAGCTTTCGCCTGCAGTGTGTCCCAATTGAGTGCCGGAACCATACTTGAAGTCGAGATAGAAGATAAGACCGCTTGGGAGGTTCATTGGTTGAACCGAAACGAACTCCTTAGCAGCGATCTCAGCAAATACACGACGGACCAATGGAAGAGCAACGCCTGCCCATTGTTCACTGTTTGCACTTGTTCCAGTTGTTGAAGCTTCGTCCAACAATTGCTTTGCTTGGTTTTCCAAGAGGATCGACATGTGTGCCTTTTCAACACCGGTGGTGTTTTCGAGAAGGCCTGTCTTTTCCCACTTGTTTTGAAGACCACGGGTTTCAGCCATTAGCTTAGCCTGTGGATTCATATTATTTGTTAGTAGACTCTTTACGTCCATAATATTATTTTCCTATCTTTTGGTTTGTTAATTACTCGCAAACAAATTACTTCTTGATTCCTGCGAGCTTTTGGAATCTTGAAGCCATCACATCAGCTTGAGGTTCTACAATCGTAGAGTCAGGCTTTGTGCTGGATACTGGTTTGCTTGCCAAACCTTCGGTGATAGTTGAGACAGTCGCATTTGACTTTTTCTTGGCGACTGATCCACCGGCATTAAATGATTCGGCCAAAACTGTGTATGCCAATTTGATTTCACGCAATGTCTTGGTGAGATCAAATGTGTTGATGACCTTCAACTTTTGGTCTTCGGTCAAATTCTTACCCTTGAAGATCTTGTTAGTATAAAGCAACTTAGCATTCAAGAGATTGGTTTCTTCAAGAACACCCTTCAAATACTTTACAGTATCTTGATGTTCCTTCAATTGATTCTTCAATGCTTCGTTTTCTTCATTGATAGCAACAAGTGCTTCTGCCATTTCTTCAGCAGTCACTTCTTCTTCATAAGTATCTTCTTCCATTGGAGAAGGAACTTGTCCAGCAACTGGTGCTACTGGAGCTTGAGGAGCCATAGCGGCAGCTGGTGCTGCTACTGCAGCTGCTGGATCAGCAACTGGGGCAACTGGAGCAGCTGGTGCTTGACCATCTTCTTCCAATTCAGCGAGAAGTTCGTCAAGATCAACAACTTCTTCTTCAGAAGCTTGTTCTTCTTCAGCTACAACTTCATGCTTCTCTTCCTTTTCTTCCTCACCGTCTTCCTTCTTACCTTCTTGTTCCAACTCAGCAAGAATCTCATCCAACTCTTCGCTGGTGATTTCTTCGCCTTCTTCAAGAGTTGCGTCGAACTCTTGCTTTCCAGCTGGAGTGGTGTTTTTCTTTGCTGCAGTAGAAGGTTGGGTTGGGTGTTGCTTAGAAGCAATATTGCTGTCATCCTTACCGATGCCAGAAGATGCAAGCTTCTCTTCGATCTTGCCTTCTTCTTCCTTACCTTCGTTTTCTTGTTCTGACTCTTCCTTGAGCTTCTCTGCGAACATTTCTTTCATGCTCTTTGCGAAGTTTTCCTCAAGAAAGGTTTTTGCATTAGCAATTGCAGTTTCACGAACTGCCTTTGCGTCTGCGATGCTTTCCTTTAATAGATCGCTCATATTAATTTTACCTTTCCTATGTTGTTTTGTGAAGTTATTGGAGAACTCAAAGAAGATTTAAACTCAGTGGCATCAAAGACATTGACGCATTTGTTAATAAATATAATTTAAATTTGGAAAATGACAATTTTTTTGATATTTATAGATGTATGCCAGCAAAATCTGAAAAACAAGCACGATACTTTAGACTCGTAAGAGCAGTTCAAAAAGGTGATGTTCCTGCAAAGGACGTATCTAAGGACTTGAGAAAGACTGCGAAAAGTATGTCACCAAAGGCTGTAAAAGATTTCACCAAGTTGAAAGAGTTACTAAAGAATTTAAGTGAATCTGAATTCAGTTCTGCAAAGATGCAAGAAGTTCCAAATAAAACATTGGATGATGTATTGAGAGAAAACTCTGGTGTGAAGTTTAACAAAGAAGAACTTCTAACATTCCAAAACAAACAAAATGGTTTTGGTGGATTTGGTAAAGCAAATTTTGTTCACAAAAAGAGCACCAACGAAATCAAAGCAAATATCACTAGTAACGAATCAAACAAAGATTATGTGTTCAAGAAGCTAGTGAATAATCAAAACCCAGGCTTATACAATTACGGTTGCTTTATTGGTATCACACCATCCAAACAAAGTGATAACCCAGAAGATAACAAAGAAAAAGTAGTATACATGTTGAGCAGTATCTTTGATGATGATGGTGGTGAAGAAAAAAACAAAATATTAGCAGATTTCATTGATAGAATTAATTCATATGGACTATAAAAACTTATATGCTCAAGTTAAATTGGGCAATTTCCTAAACAAGGGCGGAGACGAAACAGATTCTCCAAAATACAAGTTGATTGACATTGATCACCCAAATGGTTGGAGCTTCAATGAAATTGAGACCCTTGGTGATATGGGATTCAAAATCGACAATGACACTGATATGGTGTGTGAAGTAGAAGTGCCTACTTTAGAAATGATGGAAGAAAAAGTTCCAGTCAAGGTTTATAAAAACGAAGACGGATATGTCCTTGAGACTACCCGTCGCCATGTTTTTGAAACTTTTAAGAAGATGATCGAATTCGTTGATTCGATCCCAACAGATCCCAAACTAAAAGCTAAGTGATCTCACCTTTGTGTTGATCGAAGCATGGTCTGTGTCTTAAACGCAGACCAATATACTTTACCAATAACAGCTAATGTAGTTATAACCGCCAAGATGTTTCTGTGGTCTACAATCCAATTTCCTACACCATAAGTCCAACACCAGGCTTCAAGCAAAAACATTTTCATATCAATCTTACTTCTGTGATTGATAAGGTGGTTGTTGATGTGGTTGTGTAACTGGTTGTGCGCCAGGCATCTCAGAGTTTTCTAAAGCATTGATACTTACTGAGTCTGGTCTACCTTGAACTTGATAAGCTTGTGGAGTTTCGTTGACTGGATCAGCAATCTCAAAATAACGTTCCAACTTCAAACCAATTTCTTCATAAAGCATTTCAAGAGTATGTTCTACACCCTTAATCTTGTTTGCTTCTTCATACAATTTAGCAGCAAGTTTCTTGACTTCCTTCATGTCACGTTCGACCATCTTTGCTTCCATCCACTCACCACACTCCTTGATAGCATAACGTTCAGCCAAATTGACTGCTTCCATAATCTTAGAAGCGGTAGAATATACACAATCAGCTTTGAGACTCTTACGATATTCGTTATAAGCCTTTACTGTTTCACGAAGTTTGACCTTCTCTTCTTTTGTAAGAGGAGAATAAGCGGTTTCTGTGGAATTCTCTACTAGATGTCTTAGCTTTATCATATACAATAAATATAGTTAAAATTGTGATTCTGTCTCAATTATTTTCTTATTAATACGCCAAAACCCAAGAAGTCTTCTTTCCTAGGTTTTTGATCTGGCAAATATTGTTGTGTAAATTCAATGTAGTCAAATCGAGCATCATTCTTTACCTCATTCCACACATTGACTACACCCAAACCTTTGTGGGAAATATCATGGAATACGATATACTTGGTATTTGGATTGTTTTCAAATAGTCTATAATCTGAATAACATCCTTCATATGTATGATCTCCATCAATAAAGACCATATCAATAACAGTATTGTCTACAAACTCTTTGAACTGTGGAGAACTACTATTTTGTGCCAAATGTGTATAGTTACAATACTGATCATACTCAGTCAATATATCAGACTTTGATGACAGATCACATGAAAACAACTTGATAGTAGGATTGTTTTTCTTCAATACTTCTGAAACCACGATAAAGTTACCACCCCATCTAACACCAATTTCCAAATATGATTTAACGTTTAAACTCTGCAACCATTTGATATAAGGTGCGAGTTGAATCGGATATTGCCACACTTTTATACCCTTACCAAAATACTCACTTAAATGTGTGGGCTGTTCTTCTGTTACTTCATCATTGAGACCAAATGTAGGAATTACGTCTGTCAATTGACCCACTGACAATGTATCAAACTCAGAGTTATGAATAAAATCAATCGTCTCTTTTAATGATTTGACAGACATACTACTTACAACTCCGAGATGATATCATGAATGATCTTCTCAATATTAGAATAAGGATTGATGATTCTATTTCCAGAAGGATTTACACTTTCAGTGATCTTTCCTTGTGGATACATGAATGCACCTTGAGTAGAAGGATTACTCACAAAATCAAATGCGATCAAGTCAAAATCGTCTTGAACCACATCGGCACCCTCTCTCATATCTTTCTTAACACTACCCAAACCACGGCTACTGATACCCAATAGAATACCAGCCTTGAGAAGATCCTTAAGAATGTTACCACTTGGAGTTGGAAGAATTTCTACAGTTCCAACCAAATCATCACCATCCCAACCCATGTCTACGATGTTATGACTGACATTCTTCAAGTTAACAACAGAAGACTCTGGATGGTCAAGTTCACCCATGGCACGACGTTGCTTAACAAAGTTGTCCATGTATTTAGTGGCTTCACGCTCTAAAATTTCTTTTGGATAAATTCTACCATTTTGGTTCTTTGCTTCAGCACGTTGTAGTGTGCCGGTCACAAGAAGTTTACCACTACTCAACGATTCGTTAAGTGCGGTCTTTTTGAATTCAAATGGTAATACGTCAATTAATACTGTTTTCATATTAAGCTGGTGGGGCTGGTTGTGCCTCAGGTTTTTCTTCTGGTTTAGCTGGTTGTTGTTTTGAAGTTACAACATTAGATGCTCCAGCAGAAGTTTGTTGTGATGGATCAACCAATGCTTTTGATTTAGCAATTTGATACTTGTCTCTTTGCTTTACATCGGCTGGTCCCAAAATCTTAATCTTGAATCCAGGCTTTACAAAGAACTTGGCTGCCTTTTGTTTACTTTCTTCACGGCCAAGAATAATGATTACATATCGATCATAATAGTAATCAATTTGAACTCCAGTAACATTGATTGTATAATCGGTTTCTGGTTGTTTGTATCCCTTACTAGCACGAACCACAATCTTTTTATTTAAAATTTGATCTTGAATCTTCTTTTGAAGTTCCAATTTGGTCTGTTCAGTTGCATCCTTCAACTTGGTGTCAAATTGAGTAAAATCTGGTTGAATGTCATATGACTGAACATTAACAGCTGGTTCTGCTTGTTGAGGAGCAGCTTGTTGTTGAACTGGAGCAGCTTGTTGACCGGCTTCGGCCTCTCTTGTTAGAAACCTAGAAGCACGATATCCTTCAATAATCTTCTTTACAGAATTACGTTGTTCTGTAGTTGGAAGAGTTGTTTGTGTCTTGCCTGCCAAACCTGGATCTAATTCTGGATCACCATGTTGAACCAACCCATTTTTATCTTTATATGTTGATACTGGTTCAATGTTTTGTGCTGGTGTCACATATGCTGGTTCACTATACATTTGGTTTTCCAAAGCATATCCAGGACTTTTCTTGACTGGCTTAGCCAACTTAAAACCAAGTTGTGTTGCAGCTCTAACATTTCCAGGCCCTTTACGAGAAAAGGCAAATGGAGTCATGTAAGCACCCGCAGCACTACTGGTGGATGCTTCATTCTTATTCTTTAATTGGTCCTTGACTTTTTTTTCGACACTTGCTTTCACGGCTGGTGTAAGCTTATTAGCATGTGCTTGTAGCCACGCATGATATTGCGCCTTATCAATACGTGCCAATTCACTATCACGATACAATTGAGCGTATTTTTTTACAATATCTCTAAATGGATCGCCTGATTCTTTAAGAAGCTTTTTCATCAGCAAGTTTGTTCAATTCTTCTATCAACTCATAAGCACTCAAAAGAGGAGTCAATTGATTCTCCTTTACAATGCCTGTCAGTGTTTTGTTTGAAAGCTGAGCAATCGTTTCGTTAAGTTTGATCTTGATAATATCACTCTTAACCAAAATCGATCTTTCCTTGAGAAGGTCAGCAACCTTCTTGTATTCATTATTAACAAATTCAGTAAACTTGTTAGTGTTGGAAACGTTTGTAATAAATTCCTTCAACAATACCTTTTGAGCAGGCAACAAAGAAGAATACTTTTTGTTGAAGTTTTCGATCAAGAACTTATATGCGAGTAACTTCACTTCGGCTGGTTGAGAACTATATACATCCAAAGCTTGTTCTTCGTTCTTCTTTTCTCTTGTCAAACTTTCTACTACGCACTCTCTTGCTTCCAAAATTTCTTCTACATCAAACTTAACTTCATCAGCTCCTTGGTTTTCAAACAACTTGTATACCGAGGCATAAAGTTTATAGTTTGGAATTTTATTCTTTAGAAATTCATCGATGTTGAACTGCTCCTTGATTTCTTTGATGAGGTTGTATTTTTCGGAGTTCAACTCACGTTCATTTAGTTTTGAACGAGTTTGTAATACTACGTTCAAAATACGATCAGCAGACTCGGCATTTTTAGAAGATTGACTTACTATAAAATTGTATAGTTGAAATTCTTTTCCGAGCGCAGTGCTTTCGTTAAAATATTTGAACATCAAATTCTTGGTGAACGATTCGTCACGACCTGCCAATATATCTGCGGTAATCTGTCGCGTGAGCAACTCAAACAATACTCCGCTATTCTTAAACTTAGAATGTTTAGCTTTTTTGCGCATATAGTTCTCTATTATTTATAAATATATTGAAATTTGGAAAATCATCGGATTTATATCATTCTTTGATGTTTGTTTCGTCCATATAAGATCCTGATACTCCTTCTCTCAAAATTTCTTTGGACTTATCCAATCCTTGTAGAATTGTCGATAGTGATTCCATTGATTCTAAAGACAATGGAGAACGTTTCTTATATTTGTGAGTAGGAGACAAATCACTGTCACTATTGTTCTCTAGTGTTCCAAGTGGATCTTCACCAAATGGGTATTTTCTAGCATCTTTTCTACCAGTTTGGTCCCTATCACGGTTTTCTTCTTTTTTACGGTTTGCTTCCGCACGTTCATGAGCAGACATCTTAACTTTTTCAGTCAATTTTGGCGTTTCTCCACCACCAGCTGGAGCAGTTTCTCCACCTGCGGGAGCTGTAGCGCTGGCTTCAGCACCTCCTCCTACTTCTCCTCCGCCTGCCGCTTCTTCGCCTCCACCAGCGCTACCCCCTTCCGCGCCTCCGGCTCCGCCTTCTCCACCACCTTCTCCTTCTGAGCCCTTGGCCTTGAGGAAGTTCAATGCAGGATCGTTACCGTCTTCTTCGATCTGCTTAAATCTGTAAGTTCCCTTAGCATCATCAACAAGTTGTTTTTGCAACATAATCATGTCTTGATCACTCATACCAAAGACATTTTCATAAATCCACTTCTTGCTAAACAACTTTTGTTCTTGCATGTCCTTACTGACTTCAACCTTACTCTTCCATACATCAATCTTTTCCTTTTCAAAGATTGTAGAAGGATTGGTCAATTCAAGACTAAAATCAACAAGTGCCTCATCTCTGTATCCTTGACTATACAAATGAACCACAGCAATCTTGTTCAACTCACTGACAATAATACGTTGAATACGTTGGATCGTTCTGGCAAAACGAATATCTTCAGCAGCAAGTGTAGCCTTACCACTCAAACTCTCGTCGTAACCCAAGAATGCCTTAGGAATCTTAAGAGCTGCCATCATCTTGTTACGTAGATATTCGATATCGTCTGTTCCAGTCCATTCAAGACCTGGCAAGTTATCAATAGCAGTTCCACTATCACCACCACGAACTGGCAAGAAAAAGTCTTCAACCATGTTCTGTAGATTGAAACGAAGATTGTAATCACCAGTTGCTTGATCCAAATATGGAGTCTTCTTCATTTGTTGAATGATTCTCTCCATGTGATTATCAACTTCGTTTGGCGGAATGTTACCAATATCAATCTTGAAAATACGTTTTTCTGGAGCACGCATGATACGATGAATCAACATTGCGTCTTCCATCAAACTCAATTGCTTCCAAACACGACGAGCACCTTCCAACATACTCTTACCATAAGGCAAGAAGTTACTATCACTCAACAAACGGAAATGAGCCATCTGATAGTTTTCCAAATCTTCAATCTTGTTACCATATGGAAGATTGACTTGGAACTTTACGAAATTCTTATTTTGTAGATGCGCATTTTCTACACGGGTCACATAGTAACTACTGAGTGGTTCAACCATGTAAACACCATACTCTGGACTGATGTGCATTCTCAAATAAAAATCGCCATACTTGACCAAACTACGAGTCCACGACCAAAGGTTGAATTCGATGTTCAAGATGTCATAGAACAAATTATTTAAGATGCTCTTGATATCATCGTTGGTGCTACGAACGGTAATGATGTCACCCATTTCGTTACGAGTGGTGCATTCATCAGCATAAATGTCCAATGCGGATGCCAAAATTGGGTCCATGTCCATTGTGTCATAATCACGAAACAGTTCTACACGACTGCTTTGATATGACAAATTGAAGTCACGGGTATACGAATTATACGCAGTAGTTCTGAGACGATTGAAACGATCTCTTAAACTATTACGGTCGGTAGCATACTGAATTTCATCGGTGTCGATGACCTTGAGCTTTTTGCCACCTACGTTACGAACAATTACGTCGTTGCTGAAAAGTCTCTTCAGCCTAGCGTAAAGTGACCTATTTTTTAACTCTTGAAATGATTTGTCATCCATATAATGCTATCTTATATATAAGTATTACAACAACCAAGTTAGTGATTCTTTTTTACCTGTGCCTGGAACTCCGCCTCCTCCAGTTTCAAATTGCCACGTTTCTTGAGGTGATTGAATGATTTTATATTGTGATGATGGACCAGGCGTTGTATTTGTTACTTTTGTTATTCCGCCCAACATTGTTCGTGTATATGCCATTTGTTCAGTTCTTAACTTTAATGCGGTTCCACGGACCCATAGACCAATACTAAGAGCCATAACCAAATCGTCATTATAACCCCTCATTGCTTCTGCCTTAGGTCCATTCCAGATAAACACATTAAGTTCCTCATATGACCTAATAGACCGTATAGTGACTGACTTGTCTCTGAAACATGATTCCATATTACTTACCATCAACGGTCTATTCTTGTTAGTAGTTGTAAATCCAGGCACCAATTTCTTATCTTGAGCATTAAGTTTGTTTGTATAATTATGTTCTACATCAACCACATTCAGATCTGGTGTGCTATAGAAAGTGTTTTGATAATCTCTATCAATAATTTGTTGTAGTGTTCCCCAACCAATGTTGTTATTTTCTACGACAAGCAACGCACTGTTATATTCAGTTGCAATTGCCACCAACAAGTTACCATAATCTTTGGTAGTTAACTGACCCTTATACTCCGCTACTTGTGTCAATGTGTCAACATCAAATACATGAAATGCACTATAGTCAGCACCATCACCACGAGCACAGTCAGCAGATACGATATAGTTTTTGCTATTGTCTGGACGATCCCAAATCCACAAATCTTGACTTGCTCCACGTTTTTCAACTGGATCTTTGATGTAAGTTTGTTTGTAAAACTCAAGAGTATCAACCGACACAACTTGATTACCAGATGTTGAAAAGTCACAATCACACTCTTGAGCAGCACCTTTTACACCAGACAATTCAGTTTGTTTGTCACGCCAAGCTTGATCACGTTCTGGATGTAAATGCCATGGTAATCTAATTGTATTGAAACCATTTTCTCCAGCTTCGGCAGCAACCCATGTCTTGTGGAAAAAGTTACCAACACCATTAGGGGTCGATAACAAAATAGCTCTACCACCAGTTGACAACGTATACTGAGCAGACAACCAAATTTCTTCAATACCATCAATGAATGCAGCTTCGTCAATGATTAAAAGTGACAATGCGGCAGAACGACCTGCGGTTCCAGCACTTGACACAGCTTTAATTTGAGAACCATTTTTAAGACGTAGTGACAAACGATTATCTTCTACACATGGAACTTTTAACCATGTAGGAAGATTGTCATTGGCAAATCTAACCTTTGTAACAATTTCTTTTGCAGTCTCTTGCGTGATACTGATGATCAAAATGTTCTTGTCTGTATGGAACGTCATCAACCACAAACTATATGCTGCCGTCAAAGTAGAAATACCCATCTGACGACTCTTTAGAATGATGTTGAGACTATGATCCACCATGTCTTGTAGAGCACCTTCTTGGAAGGGATACAAGTCAAAGTTGCAGGTTCCCTTGACGGGATGTTGAATTTTGACATACTTCTTCATGAAGTATATCGGATTTTCAACACACTTCTTATACTCCTGCTTTATTATTTCTCTTAGATTTTGCTGACTCATATTCTTTTTCTAAATTGTCAATAAACGTGTCGATTTCTGACAATCTAGCATTTACATACTCAAGATCCTTCAAAACATCTTGTTTGATCTTATCAAGACCGGTCTCACCCTCCCACTTTTCTATAGAACCATCTTCGTTGATAAACTCAAGAGGTTTACCCTCTTTTTCTTCACACCACTTGAGAGTTTCATCAAACTTCTTTTTGTATTCAGACAAAATTGCTTTCTCATTCTTAAAGTCACGGATCTTGTCAAAGTATTCCCAAGTTCCATCCATCTTCATCTTAGTTTCATTGTTAGTGAAACAGTCATAACACAAATGTGTCTTGGGCCAAACTTGTGAATCCAAATAGTTACCCCAACGAACGTCGGCACTACATTGCTTACAAATTTGTTTGTTGTCGATTATAACCTTCTTTGGAACTCGACGTTTACTACCATTCTTCCAAACCCATTTACGACCTTGACCATCCTCCCACTCTTCACCTTCTTTACGTGTGGCGTTATTTATGTCTTCGGTGTAACCAACTTGTATAAATGGTCGATTTCCGTCCAGATAATCTTTTACAATCTCCAGATTGCTTTTGCCTTGTGCTCTTTTCATAACCAATATTTATTTATTTTATTTCCCAAAACCACTTTGTAGTCCCTTAATAATGAAACTACCAGTTATTTTAAATGGACTACTGTGAATACTAGGATCTCTGACCACGATTCCTTCGTGTTTTTCAAGATCACCAATTTCACTAGTAGCATTCTTTAATATTTCATCACCAAGTTTGATTGTTGCCAAATATACAACTGTATCATTGACAACTTTATCTATATCTTGTCCCTCAAAATCCATAGCAATATTCTTACTAGCAACAGCCTTTTGGAACTGTTCACGGGTAATCAATGGTGTTTGAATATTTACATCTTTTAACCAATCCTTCAAACTCTTTGTGA